GAATAGGTATAAAAATACCTTTTGACGGTGCAACTGGTATTACTAGTACTTTCACTACACAGGACGCTATAAAATCTAATTTATTAAATTTTCTTTTAACAGGTAAAAGAGAAAGAGTATTAAACCCAGAATTTGGTTCAGGTTTAAGAGAACTAATGTTTCAACCCCTAACAGATACTTTAAGAGGACAAATAGAGGAATTAATTTTAGGTGGTGTAAGTGAATTTTTCCCTATAGTCCGAATAAATGATTTAGATGTAAGTTTGGATCCGGATAGATCCACTACTACAATAACAATAAACTACTCAGTAATTAACACTAATATTGAGGATGAAATTCAAATAAATGTAAATAATGGCGGAGTCTAAACAGGTACAATATTTAAATAAAGATTTTGATGGGTTTAAGCAAAAATTATTAGAATTTGCTCAAATATATTACCCTAATACTTATAATGATTTTTCAGAAAATTCACCAGGATTAATGCTTGTTGAAATGGCATCTTATGTTGGTGATGTACTATCATTTTATGCAGATAATCAAGTCCAAGAAAATTTTGTAGAATTTGCTACACAAAAAAATAATTTATTATCATTAGCATATAATAATGGTTATTTTCCCCAAGTAACTAATGCTTCAACAGCTGATGTAGAAGTTTTTCAATTAGTTCCTTCCACTATTACTAGTGGATTAGTAGAACCTGATTTTAGCTATTCAATGATTATAGAAGAAGGAGCTCAACTAAAAGGCTCAGCTACTCCTTTTTACATAGAAGATAAAATAGATTTTTCAATATCAAGTAGTTCAGATCCTACTGATATATCAGTTTATTCTGTTGATTCAGATGATAACCCAAATTTTTATTTATTAAAGAAAACAAAAAGGGCAGTATCAGGACAATTTAAGCAATCCACTTTCACATTTGGAGCTCCCGAAAAATTTCCTACTCTTGATTTAGAAGATACTAATATCATAAAAGTAACTCAGGTAACTGATAGTAATGAACAACTATATTACCAAGTTCCTTTTTTAGCTCAAGAAACTATTTTTGATCCACAACAAAATATAGCTCAAAATGATCCCAATTTTGCTCAATATAACGATACTACTCCTTTTTTACTAAAAATAAGAAAGGTACCTTATAGATATATTGCAAGATATAAAACAAATGACAGATTACAACTTCAATTTGGATCAGGAATATCATCGGGACCTGATGAAACTATAATCCCCAATCCTGATAATGTAGGATTAGGGTTGCCTTATGGGGTAGATAAACTAACTACGGCCTTTGATCCCTCTAATTTTTTATTTACAAAAGCTTATGGAGTAGCTCCTTCTAACACTACTATCACTGTAAATTATTTAGTGGGAGGAGGTGCATCAGCTAATGTACCAGCTAATACTATTACTTCATTTGAATCTGGTAGTTTATCATTTTTTGGGGCAGGTTTAGATGGCACTTTACAAAATACAGTTAGGGATTCTTTAGCATTTAATAATCCAGGACCTGCTGTAGGAGGGGGAGATGGCGATACAAATGAGGATATTAGATTAAATACAATAGCTCAATATCCTACACAATTAAGAACAGTTACTAAGGATGATTATATAATAAGATCTTTATCTTTACCATCAGAATATGGTACCGTATACAAGGCTTATGTAACTCAAGAAAACGAACAAATTTCAGATCTTTTACCTGTATATGATGAACATAATACTAATGCTTTATGTTTACATATACTATCTAAAGATTCGGAAGGTAAATTAGCTAACTGTGACCCTGCTTTAAAACAAAATTTAAAAACATATTTAGCTGAATATAGAATGCTAACAGATTCTGTTCATATAAAGGATGCTTTTATTATTAATATAGGAGTAGAATTTGATGTTATATTATTACCTAACTATAATAATAGTTTAGTTCTAAATAATATTATTACTGAATTAATATCTTTCTTTGATACTGATAAAAGACAAATAAATGAACCTATAATTATCAATAATGTAAGAAATATAATTGATAATGTAGATGGTGTACAAACTGTAAAAAAATTAAATATAATTAATAAGGTAGGAGAAAGTAGTGGGTATTCTAAATTTGCATATGATATAAAAGGAGCTACTATAGATGAAATAGTATATCCTTGTTTAGATCCTTCTATTTTTGAAGTAAAATTTCCCCTAATAGATATACAAGGTAAAGTAGTAACAACTTAAAAAAATGGCAGTATATAAATTATTTTCCGAAAAAGATGCTACAATATTATCCCAATACCCAGCACAAAATACAGGTAGAGACGAAATATTAGATATTTCTAACTATAATGGTATTAATATAAATTCATCTGCAGCAGGAGATCTTCCAGCTGTGGCTAGATCTTTAGTACAATTTAGTCAAACTGAAATTAGTGGTACTATAGCAGATAAAATAGGAGCTTCGGAATATTCAGCTAGTTTAAAATTATATCTAGCAAATGCTGAAAATGCTCCCTTAGATTATGAAATATATGCTTACCCTATTTCGGGTGCATGGGATATGGGTACAGGAAAAACTAGTGATAGTCCCAAAACTGAAGATGGATGTTGTTGGGGGTTTAGAGGAGCATCAGGTTCAAATGCTTGGACTGCTAGTGGTTTTCCTAATTTTGTGACAGCATCATATGGAACAGCAGTAGGAGGAGGTAATTGGTACACAGGTTCAACTACAGTTAATCCTGAAGCATCCCAATCATTTACATATACTAGCGATAAAGATATTTCTTTAAATGTAACTAACACTATAAAATTATGGGCCGCTGCTAGTTTTTCAAATGATGGATTTATTTTAAAATTAGGTGATGAAAATGAATTTGTTGATGAATATGTTGAAAAACAATATTTTTCTATGGATACCCATACTATATATCCACCTGAATTAGAATTTAAATGGGATGATAGTTCATATGATACACCTTTAACAGCAGTAACATCAAGTGATTTTGTACTTGGGTTTACTAATTTAAAACAAGAATTTGAAGATAGTGGAGTGTATAAATTTAGAGTTAAAGTAAGAGATAAATTTCCTGCTAGAACTTTCCAATCCAGTTCAGTTTATTTAAATGCAAAAGCATTGACCTCATCCTCATATTGGGGTTTAAAAGATATTAAAACAGATCAAATGGTAATTGATTTTGATACTTCATATACTAAAATAAGTGCTGATAGTGGTAGTAACTATTTCACAGTACATATGGATGGTTTAGAACCAGAAAGATATTATCAATTAATGATTAAAACAATAGTTGAAGGTGAAACTCTTATAATTGAAGATAAAGGAAATTATTTTAAAGTTGTTAGATAATGGCAAAAGAAAAAGTACAATTTGAAAAAGAAGTTTATGGAAAAGTATCCTATCCCAAAATAGTCAATACTGAATTCTCAGAACTTGTTTCAGTTGAAGAAACGGAATTGGCTGTTCCAGACCAATTAACTGTAGCTGAATTTTTCGAGGAATATGATAGATTATTCTTTCTAATTCCAAGAAATGGAGCTAATGCTTCACATGCATCTATAGTTGAAAGAAGTTCTTCTTATATAGGTGTAACAGGCCAAGCAGACGAAATACAAGGTTTACTAGATGAAATTAATGATTTAAGAGTACAATTACTTGCTGCAAATCAAGAAATTGTTAACCTATCTACTAATGTATAATGGAAGAAATAACTATAATATCCACTGGTTCCGAAGCATTTGTAAACCAGAATTATAGCCCTAAGGACGAAAATTTATTTAATACATTTTCTTTAAATAGGGAATATGGTGCTCCTCAAGATGTAATTGAATTACATGTTTTTGATGGAGGGGGGCAATTACTTACTTCTTCATACGATTTTAAAAATTATAATACTGTATTAACAGAACCATCTTCTAGTCTTTTTAATACTATAGAAATTGACCCGGATGAAGATGTTAAAAATTTAGGATTTGAGGCAGGTACATTTAATACTACTTATTATCCATATAGAAATTTATTTTTAAGTAATGAAGGTAGAAGATTTTTCATTAAGGAAATTTCAGATGATAGAACAGAATTACGAGTAACCACTAATGAATTGTCATATGATGCCCTAAGTACATCATATTTTAATTATATAAATTCAAAAACTAATAAAAGTTTTTATTCTGATTTTTTATTAAATTTTGGAGATAATATTACTATACTAGGTGTTAACACTTTATTAGATACCTCTCTTACTACAGAACCTAGTATTTTTATAAAACTATATGAACCTCTTCCAGATGCTCTTGAATTAAAAGATACTTTATGGTTTTCGGAACAAATTTCTGATCCGTTTACTTTTAAAGTTGATATTAATATACTACCAGATGAAGAGGATGAAGAAACTATTTTATTAAGAGGACCTAATACTAATATAGATTTAAATGATAAATCCAATATATCTACAAAATATTTAAATGTACAAGAAATTTTAGATAGTCCTTTAACTTCTTCATTGCAACAAATTAAATCTATACTAGAGGAAAAAAGTGTAAATATTAATATAGATTTTGAAGAATATGAAAATTTTGTACATTTCTCTTCTGCATATAATAGATTAGAAAACTTTAGAGAAAAATTAATTTTAATTGAAAAATATCAATCGGATATTAATACATTAAAAGGAGTAGGACCACTTACTAACAAAACATTTATATCATCTTCAGAGGCTACCTTACAAAATAATATAGATAAGATAATAGAACAATTTGATGGGTATGAATATTTCTTATATTTTACTTCAGGTTCTAAATCATGGCCTAAATCGGGTTCAAATATAGCTCCCTATACTAATTGGGGAACTAACACACCTACTGCTTCTATTTGGTATGGTTCCAAGGATGAGGATAGTGATTTTTTTGGTGGCCAAATCCTTTCAGCATCACTTTATGATGATGGCAATAGAAATTATATTTGGAATACTTTACCTGCATATATAAAAGAAGATACTCAAAATGCTAATTTAGAATTATTATCCTCTATGTTAGGACAACATTTTGATACTTTATGGACCTATACTCGAGCCATAGGTGATATAAAAGATAATGATAATAGAATAGATAGAGGGATATCTAAAGATTTAGTAGCTGATACTTTAAGATCATTAGGTATAAAATTATACACTTCTAATAGAACTAATGAAAACTTATTTCAAGATTTATTAGGATTATCTCCTTCGGGTTCTGCTACACCTGATACAGGTTCACAAAGGGTTGAAACTTATGTTTCTGTTTCAAATGAGGCTAATACCACTGATACTTTAAATAAAGAGGTATATAAAAGAATATATAATAATTTACCCTATTTATTAAAAACTAGAGGTACTAGACAAGGTTTAAGAGCACTAATAAATTGTTTTGGCATACCCGAAACTATTTTAAAAGTAAATGAATACGGAGGTGATCAAAAGAATGTACCTACTGTAAATCAAATAGTAGATAAATTTGCCTATTCCTTACATACTAACCCTTTAAATTTAACTTCATCTATATCATCCAGTGTAATAAACATTCCATGGTTACCTTTTGTAACTAATTTTTCTGATGAATGGCAATCAGTAAATGTAAACTGGAATGTTATAGAAGGTGTTTGGAATGGACCTAAAGCTGCTAGTGCAACTCCTGATACTGTAGAATTTAGATTCAAAACAAATGGTATTCCATCCTCTTCTTATTATAGTCAATCATTATTCCAAATAAGACAAGATTCAGATACTAAATTTGGAGTACAATTATTATATCCTTCTGCATCTAATGCTTCCTATGGAAGCCCAGTATTAAATGATAGATATTCGGTATATGGTGAATTAAGGTTTTTCTTATCGGGTTCACAGGGATATGCTAAAACACAACCTATTTATGCTCCATTCTTTTCTGGTAGTTGGTGGTCTTTAAAATTAAATAGAGAAACGGGTAGTAGATTTATTTTTGATAGCGGTTCCAATCAGGATTATACTTTAACAGTAAAAAGTACTGATTATAATGGTAAAGATGGTACTTTTATAAAATATCAAGCATCACAAAGTTTACATATTAATGGAACAACATCTGCTTCTTATAATGGTTCTTGGCATGACTTTAGATATAGTTCAGGAAATTTAGTACTAGATGGACATTTAGGAGGTACTGGAAGTAATAATGTATTATCCCCTAATGGTGTAGTATTTGATGGTTCATTCCAGGAAGCAAGAATGTGGTCAACAGTATTAAGTGAATCCGTATTTAATCAACATGTATTGGATCCTAGATCTATAAGGTCAAATGAAGTTACCTCATCTATGTTTGATTTAATATTTAGATTACCACTAGGAAATGACTTACAAATATCAGGTTCTTTTGGAGATAATAAAGTAACCTCAGTACACCCATCCATAACAGGTTCGTTTGTACCTACGGCTTCTTTCTTCTTGGGCACTGGTTCTTCTACTGTTTCTTATGGAATAATAACGAATTTTACCGGTTCAAGTTATCAACCAACGGAATACTTTGCCCTAATAGAATCCCCTAATTTAGGCGCCTATAATCCCGTAGATGATAAAATTATAAATAAAAACCAAAATGAAGTTTCTGGTTCAACTTTATCTCCATATGTATCTATCCAAGATTATTCTTTTCCTCCTAATCAATATACTTTAGATGTTAATGATGTTGAAGTAGCCATTTCACCCCAGGATAGTATTAATAGAGATATTACAGAACAATTAGGGTATTTCAATATAGATGAATTCATAGGTGATCCAAAATTAGCTCTATCATCATCTTATGATGGTTTAGATCATGTAAAAAAATTCTATTTTGACAAATACTTTAGAAAACAAAATATTACTGATATAGTTCAATTACTATCCTATTTTGATAGTTCCTTATTTAAAATGTTAAGAGATTTTGTTCCTGCTAAAGCTGAATTTACAACAGGATTTTTAATAAAGTCTCATTTACTAGAAAGAAATAAAACTAAAAGATTTGACCCTACATTCACATTTATAGATTTTAGTGGTTCATTAACTGTACCTAGTATAACTGGTTCAAATCCAATGAATGAAAATCTGGATACAAGCTATACTGGAGAAATTTTAATCCCATCTAGCTCGGCTAATACTATTACTGCATCGGGAGTAACTTTTAATTTTACTGATAATAGAGAACCAATAACGGGAGAATTTAGTGGAAGTGAATTTACAGCATATACTCAACCTACTTCTAGTATGGTTACAGAAAAAAGTTTATTTAGAGTGGGACCTGATACTACTACTGCTGCATCATTTTCATTAATACCTTTTAACCCCAAATTAAATAATATAATTGAATCTAGAAAATCTAATCAATTTATGGATATAGATTATTCTACTAATATTATAACCCCAGTAAATATAGGATTCATTACAAGTAGATCTTTTGGTGAAATTACAGAGGCGGATAGTTCATTTTTAGATGCACCTATACAAGATAGTAATTATACTTTACAAAGATATTTGAGACCTAGATATCTAGGTTCTAAAACTATATCGCAAGAATATAATGTATATAATGAAGGAGATGAATCATATGGATCTTCTCCATCTATAGATTTGAATTCTTTAAAATTTGCTTATTTTTCAGAAATTGTAGAAACCGGGTCTGCATTTCCAGAAAGAGCTAATGTGTATTTAAAATATTTAACT